GGACCCATCAACGCCCGTTAAGCCCGGCGGCGGCTGTGCTGGATCGCCCATTGCCCCTGGCGGCGGGGACGCTTGTACTGACGCGGGTACGGATTGTGCGGCCTGCCCCTGCTCGACGGCGGGATCTGTCACCACCGGATCGGGCTGCAACGCCATATTCGCTTCGACGCGGATCTTGACCGCCTCGGATTTGATCTTTTCGACTTCGGCTTCGAGCTTGGCCACCTCGGCAACAGCGCCGCGCATCTTAAGCTCGGTCGCAGCCGGGTCTTCCTTCTGACCGCCGGTCTGCAGTTCTTCCAACAGCTCGCGCTTGTTCCGCAACCCGGACGCCTTGATATAAACAGACGGCGGGAACACCACGGCCGGCGCGAGCCTCACCAACGCGTCGAACTGCTCCATCTGGATATTCGCCGTGTCGGGAACTTCCTCAACGGTGATATCCATAAACATCTGCGCCGGATTGTTCTCGGTCCTAACCACTTGTTCAAGCTGTTGCGCCGCGTTCGGGTCGCTTTCCAGTTCCATCATCCGCTGAGCGAACTCATCAGGTGGCACACCGGCAGCCTCTGCCCGCTTCATCAGCTCGTCGCGCAGCGTCACAGGGCGGTTAAAGCCGACAAACTTCACGTTTTCCTCGTTGTCAGTGACGCGAATCCACCATTGCTCATCCTTGAACTGGCGGATCAGATCCCACATCCGCTGGTAGCAACGCTTTTTCAACTGACGGTGCCGGTCGACCAACACGCTGATTTCGGTCTGGCCGCCCGACTGGTTGGCAAGAATCGCGCGCCCTGAAGCGGCGTCCTCACCCTTGCCCTGCATACTGGCGTTTGGACCCATCAACTCGATTTCGTTCTTGGCCTCCTGCAGCATCGTCAGTTCGGCCGCAAGCTGGTCACCTTGGCTCAACAGTTCGAACTCAAAGCCGGGGTTTGTTTCGACCCACCCATCCGGCTTGCCAAGCTCTTTCTTGGCCGCGTCGACATCATCGACGGCACCGCGCTCAGCACGAACCTGCCGCATGCTGAGACGATGCAACGCCTTGGATCGGCGTTTGTTGATCTCGTCCTGCACTGAGATCATCGAACGAACGATGCCGTACCGCTCATTTTTCCGATTGACGAACGCCGATTGCAGGAGCAGCGGGCACCAGCTATCGCCGTTCTGGTCTTTGAACGGGACGGGCATACTCTCAAGCTTGCCGCCCTTCGTGAACTTGCACAGCCACCACTCCCGCCCTTCGCGATGGTACATCTGCACAATGCGAACGCGCTTGCGGCCCTTGCCGGCAGTCCATTTTTTCCACTCCGGCCGGTCGTCGTACGTGGTGCCGATCTGGCCGTCGAGAACCGTCTTTTCGATAGCCTCGGCCTGTTCCTCGCCGGGCCACATCTCGCGCGCATCTTCGGCGTCCATCCACACCACGCCACCGAGATAGCGGGCATCGGAGAAATCAGGCTTTCGGCTGTGCGGATCGTAAAACAGGCGATCCCAATCCCATTCGACGGCGGCAATGTCGCGCTTGGGCTGGCCGGTGGCCTGGTCTGTCCGCTCTTCTACGAGCAGTTCAATGCCGCCGTATCCTTCGACGAGCATGTTCTCCCAGACGTTGCTAAACTTTGGCTTCATCTCTGCCGCGTCTTCAACGTAGCGAAGCGCGTCGGTGCAGGCTTCGGCGGCGCCTTCGTCCTGTGGTGTTCGTGGAAACCCCTTGGGATCTGTGCGGTTGTTCGCCTCGAAACCAATCAGATAGTTTACCTTGCTCTGGATGCGGTTCACGATCACGTCGGGCTGGCCACGTTCCGCAAGGGCTTTCAGCTCAGCCGCCGTCAGCTGATTGCCGTCCTTGTAATCGCGGTCGCGCTCAGACAGCTTGCGCGCGGTCTCGGTTGCCTCTTCGGCGTCCTCGAACCATGCAATCAGCGTCTCCAGCGGCGTCTTGCTCTCGTATGCGGCGTCGTCGTTGGCCGCCATGGCGTCTGGTCCTGCCGGCATCGGCTGGCCTGCCATCAGAGCGTTTTGTGGAATCAAATCAGGTGCGTCCTGCGCAAGTTTGATGCTTGTTCTGTCGCTCAAAAGACCATCTCGGATCGCCATCCCATAGCCAGACTGTCTTATCGGCCTCAAACACCTGAGCGCTCCACAATCACGGCGGGATAAACGCGAGACACGTTAAAACGCTATGCTACTTTCCAGCTATCAGACGGCGTTTCGTTCCGCCTGCGCGCGAATGCCTGCGCCCATTTGCTGTCAGGCTTGTCTGGCCCGCGTGGAGCGCGGCCGCCGACCATCGTGTCAAGCATGCGGCCAACCAATCCGAGCATATCCGGCCCGTCATCGTGCTTGCCGAGCGGGAACGACAGCACCTGCAGCATCAGCGTATCCAGCCAAGGCGCTTCTTTCGGAACCAACACCTTGCCCATAGCCGCTCGAGCCTGGAATGCCCTTTGACGTGTTGGCTTGTCTGATGCGCTGGTGAACTGCTCGCGCTTCACATAGACCCGGCGCTCGCGCATGCGCTTAGTGATGTAGGGATCGAGGCTTTTAATGATCTGCCCGCTCTCTTCGGCCCACATCAGAGGCTTGTGCTTGGCGGCCATGTCGATGAATTGCTCGACCCACACATCCGAGACCGTCTTACCGAACCACACGTCGATCACGTACAGGTCGTCCTGATCGTCGATGCCGCAAACCCCGTGGCAGGTGAAGTCGCCGCCGTCCGCTGTAACCGCATAATCCGACGCGCCGTACTTGTGCAGGTTGTCAGGCAATCTCTCGTAGGGCTTGAACCACTCCCGACGATAGTATGCGCTTTCTTCCGATCTAGGCTGCATAAGCATTTGCGCCCAGAACGTCTCTTGCATCTCGATTTGCTTCTGCTTCAACACGTCGCGAGGCAGGAACACCGGCTCGCCGTCTGGAAGACCGTTAGCAGTCGCCGTGTGGATGCGGGCTTGAATGCCCCGCTTCATCATCTCGTCGTAGGTGTCGAAGTAGTGGTAGCGCGTGCCGATGTACCTGGACCTTCCACCGATCGCGGTCAGGTTTCGGCTGAGTTCCCATGCCGAAGTCGTCTTCTTGATCATCTCCGGGGATGTGACAGATTCTCGGGTAACGGTGTCATCGTACACAGCCAGGCCGAAATGCTTGGACGTTGGCTGCCCGTCGACTAATCCCCACGCTTCGACGGTGCTTTCCTTCGGGTTAGACTTGCGCTTGACGATGATACCCTCGTCCTCTGACCACTTCGGGCTTTCAGATCGTGGGTCTTGATAGAGCACGTCAGGAAACCATCGTTTCAGGTTCTCGTTGCGCTCAAACTCCATCTTGATCTGGCGCAGAAACTGCTTGGCAATGGGACGTGTATGGCTGAAAATGCCCACTGTCACTTCATCGCTCAGAATCCTATCGTCGCCATGCGATGCGATCACGTCCTGAATGGTCTTGGCAAACGTGATGATCGTAGACTTGTAATGCTCGCGTGCCCACAGATCCAGGTATCCATCCGGCGCCGCTTCGACTTCGCATGAGCGAGCAAACACCCATTCGTTATCGGCATCCGGACGGCTTAGCCCCCACACGAGCAGGAAGAACAGATCAGTGCGGCACAGATTGCGCAGCTTGGCGATCTGCTCGCTCTCTGAGAGCTTCTTCAATCCATCGAGCAGTATCGGATACTGATTCCGAGCCGTGACGATGCGTGTGTTTGGCATCCAGCTTTGTCGTTTGGGTTGGTTTGCCGACTGCGCGGTCTAGGATCGCCACTGCAGCTTGCAGCGCAACGCGGTCGTCATCACTGCCGATCAGCTCTACCATCTTGCGGATGGCAGCTGCGCCATTCTTCTTTGCGATATCCCTGACGGTCTTCGTGGTCTTTGACTTTCCGCTGGGGTTTCCTGACTGCCCCGGCTGAAAAGGCTTGAGGTTAGCGACACGTCTCGCGTGTGCGTCACTGCGGCCAGTGTCGTCGTTCTCTGCATCGTTCACTCTGTTACCTCATTCCACCATTGCTTAAAGGCGTGTGCGAGTGCGTCGAGTTCTCCAGTCGTCGGGTTGTTGTCGACGCGCTTGGAATGGGAGACGCGGCGCGCGTTGTAATCGCCCTGGTTTAGGTTGCGGGCAACGGAAACACGGAAGCTCTCACAGGCATAGTCCAGGCGAACTTCTGCGTCTGTCATGCCGCGATCTGCAAGGGCCTGCTTAATCTCTTCGGCGGTCATGAATACTTGGCCGGCCGCGACGATGCGGTCAGCTCCTCAGTCTGGAGTGTCCCGGCCCATACATGGCCTGATGACAGCGTGATTTTTAGTTTGATGTCGCCGCGCCCCTTAACCTCTGAGATTGCAAGCGTCACGGTAGGGCTGGATACCGATGCGGAGCATGTGACGTTCTCAGCGTTGACTGTAGCCGAGCTGACTGTCTCTGCGCCGTCAAGATACCCTGTGAGGTCCATCACAAGCGTTTCGGTTGCGTCCTCGTGCATCATGACAAGCGGCGTGTTCCATTCGGTTTTGCGGACATTGCGATAAACGCTTGGTCCCCGTGACGCAAACAGAACTTGAGCGCGGGCCATTAGCCAATCACCCTGCGCTGCGTAGCATCGGCCACCCGCGATGCAAATTCGGTGTCCGTCTCCCAGTTGTTGATTATGAGACTACGCGTGCGAGCAGCGGTCTCGGCGTCGGGAGCACGGCC